TTTTGTTTGCTAATGAGATGAATATGTATTCTCATCTTGATAAGGACATGCAATATTCGTTCTTCCTATATACTTTGAGGAAACGAAAAAGGTTTTCCCCTTGGTTGAAGAAAGAACAGATTGAAGATCTGGATCTGATCAAAACACACTATGACTATAGTAATGAAAAAGCGAGGGTCGCATTAACTCTTCTTACCAACACCCAAATTGAATACATTCGTAACAAACATGAAAAGGGAGGAAGACGATGAGTACTTCATTCACTGAGCAGGAAGTCACATGGACACCTGATCAAATGGTAGAGGTAAACTTAGGCGAACCAGATGATTTTTTAAAGGTAAGAGAAACACTAACAAGGATAGGTGTAGCTTCTAGAAAAGAAAAGAAGTTGTATCAATCATGCCACATACTTCATAAGCAAGGCAAGTATTATATCGTACATTTTAAAGAGTTGTTCGCGTTGGATGGTAAGTCAGCAAACTTATCACTCAATGACGTTCAACGTCGCAATAGAATCATACAACTACTCAGCGACTGGGGGTTGATTTCTATACAGAAACCTGATACAATAGTAGACGTAGCACCTCTAAGTCAAATCAAGGTCTTATCTTACAAGGATAAGTCAGGATGGTGCTTAGAATCCAAATACAATATAGGGAAGAAGAAGACTTGACAAGTTCTTATCTTGTGTTACACTAAATACGACCAATACAATTATTATGGCATCGAGAAAATCGTTTGAAACCACCACATGTTCAGGTGAGATCGCAGCACTAGCATGCGAGACATTATGTACACAATACGAAGAAGGAATCGCAACCTTTACACCTCGTAAGTACAAACAGTTCAAGACTGCATCAAAAGTAATCCGTAAGGACATCGCAGCAGGAACAAGACGCAGAGGTATAGAAATCAGTTTCAACACTGGTGAAGATGCTTGGGCAAACAAAAGAATTAGGCAGGAGAGAGAGGAGCAAACAAATCTCTTCAATCCACTAGGTTAATTTTATGAAAGACTTAACAACCAACGAACTCAGTTTCTTAATTGACTTAATGGACACTACCGTTGAGCAGAAACCAAAAATGATCAAAAAATTTGAGGGGTTCAATGCTGTAGATGCATCTACAATTTACAAGAAGGTTTGGCACTCCTACACAGGACACCACGATTATCCTCCTTTTAGTTTATTCGTACAAGATTAATAGATAGGAGGGGCAACCCTCCTTTTTTTATGAAGATAACTCCCATACCAGAACTAAAAGGATACGGTGTATTTGTAGATGACATTGACATCAAACAACTGACAAGAGATCAGTGGATGTCACTCGGCAAGTTACAGATGGAACAACTTGTCATGGTCATTCGTAACACAGGTATCAACATCAACCATTTCCATAAGGTGATGAAGATGTGGGGTAAGTGTAGACAAAACTATGCTGCTAAAGAAGAGCATAGTAGTGAGATAGCAAAAGAATATGCGAGGATAGGTGGTCATGCTAAGACAGGACACATAGTCAGAGTCGCAGAGAACAACGGATTGTTTGGTAGTGGAGAATTACTATGGCACAGTAATGAATCTGGTGACATAGCATTCACACCTGGCGTAGCACTCCTCGGTGATCATGGTATGAAGAAGAGTGCCACTGGGTTCATGGTGTCATCACCTTATTACTACAGTTTGCCAGAGTCATTCCGTAGTGAACTAGATGAACTGATACTCATACATAATTTCCAAGAGGGTAAGATCAATGCTAATGATGAGAACAATGTAGTATATAAGAACATGTGTCCTGACCCAGAGACAGAGATACCTCTGGTGATCCAGAGTCCTGCGGGTATTAAGGGATTACATTTTCCATACAATACCACCACACGTATTAAAGATTTTTCTCAGGAGGATTCGATTAGAATATTGAATGAACTACGGTGGGGACTGTCATCATATACCTATGATTACTGGTGGGAGAATGATGATGACCTAGTGATCTTTGATAATAGTATCGTACAGCACAGAAGGTTAGGTGATACAACAGACAGACTATGCTACAGGTATCAGTTTGACTACACATACCTACAGTATAAAGTCACAGGTAAACCATACATGCCATACCTACAAGAACCATACATCAGTAGGTACAAGGAAAAGATGGCAGACATCACTAAAGTCTTTCCAGTATTCGGATATCCACCCTCCTAATTTTAGACAAGTGTTATAATTAGTAGTGTACGCTTCGGGTACACAAACTAACGACGCTTAAGGAGGTCACAATGAACATTCAAAGATATAGTGCTGCCGATTTACCATCACTATTTGACAAAATTTCTAAGAACAGTATAGGAATGGATGAGTACTTTGATTCTTTCTGGAATCAAACGACCACCAACTATCCCCCCTATAATCTTATTGCAGTCTCAAATGTACTATCCAGATTAGAGATAGCACTCGCAGGATTCAAGAGAGATGAAGTCAAGGTCTACACAGAGTACGGTAAACTAATCGTATCAGCAGAGAAGGAAGAGAAAAAGGAACCTGAGAATTATACTCACAGGGGATTAGCACAACGTTCTTTCACAAAACAGTGGTCACTATCTGACGACACCGAGATAGGTGAGGTCACATTAGAGGACGGACTACTCACAGTAACACTGAAGAAAGTAGTACCAGAACACCACGCAAGGAAGGATTACATCTAACCTACATAAGGGGGATTGACAAATGTCAGTTTCCCTTTTATAATATATGCATAGATTAATTTGCCATGATAGAAGAAGACAGAATTAAATTAGTATTCACACGTGATGGAGACAACATCATCTGTGATTTACAAGAGGCAGTTGATAAAGACACTGGTAAGAGACAGGCATACATCATGACCGTACCATATAAGGTAAGGATTACTGAAGAACCTGACCAAGCAGTTAACATGGAAACATTTGAAGACCAAGAAGTCAAGATCAGATACACACCATGGAATCCATTTACCATTGATCAGAAGATTGCTATCACACCTGACTATGTGATCTCTGTCATGGAACCATCACCTAGTATCTTACAGACATACCTCTCTAACGTCAGAGCAAAGACAGGAGATCAGGGTGCTCCAGAAGTAACACCTACTGAGGTTGTCAAGTGATCAAACTATTAATGCTCAGAACTGGTGAAGAAGTTATATCTACAGTCAAAGAGATAGTTGATCCAGAGAACGAGAAACCATTAGGTTACCACCTACACAAACCATTCAGACTTGACATCGTTGACACCTCACAGGGTCAGGGGTATCAGTTAGAGTGGTTCCCATGGGCACCTCTAAGTAAAGATAAAGATTTTTATTTACCAGGTAGTCACGTAGTCACAGTATATAATCCACTGGACGCACTGACTACACAGTACATCTCTGCTATAGATGAGGAGAGATATGCTGCCAACTTCAAGAAGCATGAAGAGAGATTCAATCTCAGTTACGATGAGAACGATCTAGATGATATGTTTAAAGAAGCAGAAAAGATTATGAACGAGGATGAGAACACTCCACCTGTATGATACATACGATAACGTAGTTCTCTCATATAAAACAGATCATAAATTTCATGGTGCTAAACGCATAGTAATAGAAGGACCTGTTCTTCTAGGCAAAGTTATAGCAGAGTATCCTGCTAAGATCAATGGTCAGTTTGGTATCGTAGCCTTTGATCAACCTATACCCGCCCCACTATATCAGAATTATATTCCTCAACCTTTTCCACTCTTCGTAGGTGGTACACAGGAGTTTGATCATCTCATGTTCAACGGTCCTGATTACTTTAAGATAAGGGTTGACGAATATAGACCTTGGGTGTATATTAGTAACATCTACGACAGTGGACTTGATCTTACTCCTGTCTACAAATACTTCCGACAAGATTCAGACTGGAAAAAATTAGAAACATTATGGAAACACAACTCCTCTTACTAAAGTCAGGGATCTACCTGATCACCAAGATAGAAACTTTGGATGAGGAACCCGCTGCTCATCTAGAACAACCATACCTTGTAAAGGAAGATGGTACTCTGGAACCTTGGCCACTACACACAGTGGATGAAGACGTGTTAATATATTCAGATACTATTGCTACAATCTTAGACCCTAAAGAAGAAATTCTTGACAAGTATAAGATGGTGACTAAGTGAGTTTTTATACAAACGTAAATTTGGTTGGTAACAACCTACTCTACATAGGATATGAGAATGGACAACGTATTCAACGTAGGTTTAAGTTCTCTCCGACTCTCTTCGTAGTTAGCAATCAGATCACTGAGTACAAGACTCTTGATGGTCGCTATGCTAAACCTATCAGGTTCGATACTGTAGGTCAGGCACGTGATTTCAAGGACAAGTATAAAGACGTAGAGAATTTTGAGGTACATGGTTATGATAGGTTCTTATATCAGTATATTTCTGAGGAGTTCTCCGACGAAGTTGACTACGATATCAAGACTCTCAAGATTACATCACTTGATATTGAAGTCGCATGTGAGAATGGCTTTCCTAACGTACGTGAATGTGCGGAACAGTTACTGGCGATCACAGTACAGGATTATCAGACACGTAAACTTAAAGTATTCGCAACGAGGGATTATCACAACACCCGTAAGGATGTTGATTTTATATACTGTGACGATGAGAAACATCTGCTACAGTGCTTCCTTGCTTATTGGCAGACTGATTTCCCAGATGTTCTTACAGGGTGGAATTGCGAGTTGTATGACATACCTTACATCTGTGGTCGTCTTGAACGTTTATTCGGAGAGAAAGAAGTAAAGATGATGTCACCATGGGGCATGGTGAAGAGTGAAGAGATGGAGATAAGAGGACGTAAGAATATACTATACAATCTAATGGGGATAAATGTACTAGACTACATGGATCTCTACAAGAAATTTACATACACTAATCAGGAATCATATAGACTAGATCACATAGCATTTGTTGAACTAGGACAGAAGAAGTTAGACCATAGTGAGTATGAAAACTTCAAGGACTTCTATACGAAGGACTGGCAGAAGTTTATTGACTATAACATCAAGGACGTAGAACTTGTTTTACAGTTAGAGGATAAGATGAAGCTCCTTGAACTTGCTGTCGCCCTAGCATATGATGCTAAGGTGAACTTGAAAGATGTGTACTATCAGGTAT